ATGCTGCTGTTTCGTCATCATTCTTTGACAATTCGACACGCATCCACAAGATTCTTTGCTTTTCTAAAAGAGTCTCAACAATTTCCACATACTCTTCACGCTCGTCAGCTGACATAGCAGGAAAAGCAAGTGTCATCTCTGCAAGCTGATCTTGCAGAGAGTTAATGACCTTGATTTCTTTTTGAACGACTTCGGATTCCCTAAAACTCATTAGAATACCAACTTAGCTCGACTTGTTTTCTTGATAAAGTTAAGACGCTGAGCGTCATACTTTAGTTTCTCTTTCAAAGGTTTTGAAATGAGCTTGTTAATAGTATCAAGTTCGATACTATTCATCTCACAAAAATGAACCACGGCATCAATATAATTCATATCGTGGTTATCGATGACTAGTTTTTCAATTTCACCAGCAAATTTTGTAGCAGTCATAAATGTATTTTCTATTTCATCAGGTTGTTGAGGCATTTGACATCTCGTATTCTTTGATTGCCTCAAGTAGTTTAAGAAAGTGGGGTTCTTTGACAGAAGTTTCTACAACCTGACATTCACCATTCTCGCAAGCAACAATGGCAACAAATTTTTCTACTTCGATCTTGTAATGTTCATAGAACATATACCCATAGGCACACAGCTGTGGGAAATAATCCTGAGCGATGTATGACTTCTTCGGTTCTTTGGATGTCTTGAAATCAATCACAGACAACACACCGTCAAACTCTGCAATAAGGTCTACTTGTCCAGCAATCTTTAACTTGTCTGACCAGAGCATCGACTCGACAAGGCGAGGTCGATCTATTCTATCTATAACACTTCTAGAAGTGAGAAACATCTGGACAGGCAAAGGAGAATCTTTATGATTGTCCAAGCTAAGTTTGTTTAAGATGTACTCCTCAGCAATGCTGTGAAAGTTTGTACCACGGTTAGCAGCACGAGTAGAGGTACGGTTGGCAACCTCAGCTCCAACACGATTACGCCACTTGGCAATTGCTTCTCTCTTCTTCTTACGATTAGAGAGGACAGTAGTAACAGAGGGGTAGTGCTTGTCCCCTACGGAGTACAAGCGCCGCCCCTCTACAAGACCACGTTTTAGTGTAACAGAATCTAGAAGTTCAGAATGATCAAATTTTTTCATTGTAACCTTGGTTGATCTTGGAGACCAGATACGATCTAACCAGACCAGACCTTACAATATCCTCAATGTTGAATTCGATCTTCGACATCTCGGGCATACCCTCAAGGATTTGCATAAAATCTAGAATGCCAGTGCGTTCTGTGACCTTTTGAAGGTCGGTTTGGGTAGCGTCACCAGCAAACATAATCTTGCTGTTCTCACCAACCCTAGTGATTATACTATCAAGCTCGTGAAAATTCAAGTTCTGAAATTCATCCACGATTACAATAGCATTATCAAGAGTCGTACCCCTAAGAAAAGAAGTAGACCAAAAGCTGATAGTTTCTTGACGTTGGAGGTCGTCATAGAGTGTCTCAAATTCCTTATCAGTATACATCGAGAACATATGCTTCACCATATTCTTATAAGGAATCTGGTAAAGGAAGCTTTTGTCGTCGTGTGTGCCAGGAAGGAATCCAATCTCTCTAGTAGCAACTAAAGAGCGAACCAGATATATCTTTTCGTATGGAGAGTCTTCCGAAAGGACTTCTTTGAGTGCATTGTAGACAAGGCAAAAGGTTTTACCTGTACCAGCTGCACCGTAGGCAATCAGGTTTTGACCTTTAGCATACTCGTCCCAGAGTTTTTCTTGGTTCTCTGTCAGAGGTTCAATGTTCCTCATAAGAGATGTATTGATCGGTTTAGATCTTTTCATCTGCTTAGTAGAAAGAGTGGCGGGAGACTTTCTTCTCGGCATAGGTGTTGGTTATTTGTAGGGTTTGACGTTAGATCCAGGTACTTGAGAAACCTTATGAAGAACTTCATTCCATCCTCCATCAGTTTTGTTTCTCCAGTCTCCAACCTCTCCCATTCCTGCTACACCAGCGGACCAGTCCTTGTCCCAATCGGGATTGTCCTTTCTCCACTGCTCGTAGTTAGCAAGAGAAAGGTTTAGTTCTTGTTTCTCACCTGTGTGACGATTAACTACTGGATAAATCGGCATAACTATTTATTCCTCGGTGTTGGTATTATCGTAGGTTTGGATTTGATCTTCGTGGTAGCGTTTCTGATCTTCATAAGCTTCTTGGGTGTAACGTTCTTTGTTTTGTTTAACAAATCCTTTTTCCCAAGGCATTAGAACATCGTCAGGCATCTGATCAGCAGCGATAGGATTCTGACTGGTACCAGCAAGTTCCTTATCATATTTGTTGCGTGGATTTCTTTCGTCTTCCAGCTTCTCCTGTAGATCAAATTCATCGAGAGTAACGGGACCATCGAAGTCAATCTTAGCGTGAGGATCAGAGTCTCTGAAGGCAGGTGCCCCTGTTATTTTACCATACTTCTTAATGTCTTCGTCAAAGTGACTGATCTTATGCTTTCTTTTGTCAGTGACTTTAATACCAGTCTGGTAGTCTTCAGGTTTTGAATCATTCCAACTGGCAGGATCAGCTGGTTTATAATCATTACCTTTCTCTTCATTAGTCCTGGTTTGATTATCAATCTCAGGATAACTAGGGAAAGACTCAGCTGTTTTGCACTGAGCAAAACGAAGAATGCCAGGTTTCACACAGAGATTTGGATTCATCTCCAGGAACTCTTCCATCTTCTCAATAGTGAGATGAAGCTCACCTACAGACTCTCCAGTCTCCTTATCATTAAATTCGTATAGTGGCATCAGAAGTTCAACAATGTAAGATATCTAGTGATATTAGGTGGGGTGTCAGGTACTGGATAGCAATGTGGTATCCGACCATCATATGAGATGACCCTTCCAGGTTTCAGAGACACCGCACGGCGTGCCTCTTCTCCCTCATAGAATAAAACCTCAGCTCCCCATTCATAATTCCACTTAGTATTTACACAGAAAAGAATAGATCTATTTTTCTCATCCATTGCATCAACGTGCGTAGGAAGACGACTCTCATTAGATCTAGACATAATAGAAATTGCCCCCAGGATACGATCCCTAGGGGGCACTTTCATCCTCTTGCTAAGCTCACTATGAAGTACATCGACATACCTCTGGTCCCACTCCTCATTGTATTTGAAGTGGTCACGATACCAGAGGCGATCTCTTAAGTCATAGAAAGCACGTCCTAACTCCTGATGATACTCACTCAGTTGTTCAGCTGAGAGAACATCATCGTAGATTTTTATGTCCATTCAAGTGCCTCCGCGCAGATTGGGAATTGCTCAGCAAAGATTTTCTTACAAGACTCTGCCAGATCCATATGCTCTTTCTGTGTACCGTTAGCAGTCCTCAGAGTGATGTAATGGATCCACGATCTGCACGAGCCTGTCATATAGATTCTTGTGGGTACGGCGAGGGGAAGCACAAAACGAGCACACTCCTTTGCAATGCCTAGGTCAAGCATCTGCTTGTAGATATCCATAGAACTCTGGAAGTGTCTCTGAATAGTAATCTCAAGTTCCTGCTTGGTGAAAGCATCCACATCATCAATACTATTCTGACGGTTCTTAGTATCCTGACGGCGAAGATCAAACAAAGGGATCTCATCTGCCAGCAAAGAACTGTCAGCATACCGCTGGGAAAACTCTTGATATGTGAAGCTACGGTGGCGCAGCACTTGAGCTGCGATACCCCTGGTAGTTTCTAGTTCCAGAGTCATAAACGCTTGCTCAAACACAGACCAGTGGTTGTGGTTAATACAATACTTAAGAAGACCAGCAACCTTAGGGTTGTCCTGGTTGTTTGGATTGCTCACGCGAGCAACATATCCCATAGTCTTTTCAGCGTCAGGAGTGACGGAAACAAGCTTAGCAGTGTTCATTGAAAGGTGTCGTCGAGTACTACTTTATAACGATATGCCCCAGATGACAAGGTAGTAGGCATAAAATTCATTGAAATGGACAAACGTTTGCCCGTAGATGGTGTGGTAACGTGTGCCAAATTACCTGGCCAAAGGACCAGCAGACCGTCCTCAGGTTTGACAAAATGGTCGTTCTGATTGAACTCCGTGGGTTTAGTAGGAGAGAGATGCAGATAGGGTTTAGAGGGCATCTGAGAGGGGTTCAGGAGCACTAGACCACCAGCACCCTCTTCAATATGCAGGTAGTGGGTACCCACAAACAATGCATTGCCGTGACTGTGCACAGCTTGTTGTGCTCCATTCTGTGCCAAGTTCAACCAACAGTCAGTGATCACACAGTCACCACAAGTGATCAGACAGTTAACATTACGAATGAAATCTTCGTGGGCATCTTTAAGAAACTGTTTGAAGTGTGCAATCTCAGGCACATCTCTGTTCTCTTCCAGAAAATGCTCACCACCATTCTGCCAGAAATGTACGAGACGTTCATCGTCTTCGTTGTATCCTGGTTTCTTATTTTTAATAAGACGACGCACCGTTTCTTTCAGTGCATCGTTTTTATCATAACGGTAATGCCCTACAGGATAGCTGAAGATAGCATCAACTTTCAAACGTTCCAAAACCTTGTGCTGCCTTTTTACGAAGTTGTTTTTCTTTCAGTTGTCTCTTTGCAACTCTAAGTTGCATTTTCATATACTGAAGTTCTTCTTCAGTATACAGCTCTGGTCTTTTGTCAGCTACTTTCAGTGCTGCTTTCGCTAATCGGATTTGGTCTTTGAGTCGGGTCATAGTAGGCTTTGTAGTATGCAACGATTCCGCTGGAGATCTTATGACCCTGTGAGATCCAGTCGTGACAACACTCATAGATTGCCTGTCCATTATTAGGGATGGTGTCACTACCAAATTTCTTCAATAGAATTGCTAAGCACTCTTGCCTCAGCTTCATCTTGTGGTCTGAGTAACGCCAGTCAGTCAGGGATTCCATCGTCATCGTTGATTTCATTATAAGTGAGGGAATTTTTAAACAATTCCTCGTATTTTACGTTGAGGTAACTGGGTGTTCCTTTGGTCTCTCCACCCACAGGAGGAGTGTAAGCATCTGGGTCAGAGTAAATCTCAGACTCCAAGGCATTAACCAAAGACTTGAGATTTTTCAGGATCAGCTTGAGGCGTTCCCGATCGGGTTCCATAAGACCTGTTCGTTTAAGTATATAGTAGCATAAAAAAAGAGGGGTGTAAACCCCTCATTTAATCTTCCAGATTTTATCCGCTCTAGATTTTAGATCTACCCACTTGGCATAATGTATACCACGATAGGTCAAAAATCCGAAGACTTTATCTGGATCGTGTTTTGATGGATCATACTCTGGAAGGTCATATTCAAATCTGACCTTCAGCATTTACCTACCCCCTATGTAAGAGGAGTAGTTCTCCATATAAAAGTCCAATGAATGCAACACAACCTAGGGAAATTAATCCTGAAATTTGTAGTGCTTCCATATCAATCACTTGGTGTAAGTGTGACCGCGATAGCAGAAAGTGCCGTGAGTCTCGGTGGACTCTACACAACGAGTATCATACTCAACACCACGATAAGAGGTGTGAGAGATCTGAGCGTCGTGCAGTGCAGCAGCTTTCTTGATTTGCTTGCGAATAAGATTGAGTGTGTTCATTAGTCTGACCTAAAAGAATGGGTGAATTGAACCTTCTCTGGTTTCCCAGGATCCGTTTTCCCGTTCCTTCAGTCGTTTGCGTCCCAGTAAAATTCACATTCAGGCACAGATTCCTTTACGGTCTCTACTAATTCTACCACCACTTGAGGTGGTAGATCCATCCTGTTCTTTTTAATCTTGAACATTAATGCATCAGCATCAGTACAAGACATTTGTGAGTAGAGTAGTAACTCAAACATTGGGATGAACGTTCCGTTCCGCGACTTACTTGCGTCCTATGTATAAGCCCCGTCGCATTGACCTTCCACCTTTGTCTTGAGATACCCAATTAGATTCCACTTTGACCGTTGGTCAAGGTTAGGATCCATTTGAATCTCCACACGACGTTGGAGGAACCTTTCACAGGACATATGCCACCCATAGGGTGACCCGTCATTATGATGGGCAAGGGTCAATGCCAACAGTAGACTTACCATTGGATGAACGTAGGACTACTATAGTCCTTATAGTCTATATAGTCAAGTCTTTTGGTATAACGTGTTACAGTTTATTTTCTGTTACCCCATTGGATCTTAGGAAACGCTTCCTTGACTACGTTCTCAGTGATCCGAAATTTTGATTTGAGTTTCTTATCCTTCGCCAAGCACACGACTTCAGCTTCAGACTCGTGTAACCCCTCCAGGAGACCCACAAACATCGTCTCACGCTTCA